TCTCTAGGTGTTCTCGTCTACCTTCTCAGTCACGTCGATGACTGGCAAATAACTAACAACCAACTCTGCACTGTCTTCGGTGTCGGTAATGTGAAAATGACGCGCATTACTGATGAGCTAGAGGAGGCTGAATACATCCGCAGAGAAATTATCCGAAACGAAAGTGGTCATGTCGTCCGGTGGGACTGGCTGGTTACTGACGTTAGGGGTCGTTTTCCACTAGATCATCAAAACCCAGATCAAGTAAACCCAGATCAGGGTAATCAGACCCAAAGAACAAATATTATTACTAACGAACATCAGAAAGAACAAACATGCTGGCGGTCTGATCTCCTTAACGGTAATCCGGAGGGTATTTCTTCTAAGCCATGGACTACTTGGTGGGAGTACAAGCTAGAAAAGCGTAAAGGCAGAAAGCCTGCGGCAAAGATGCTCAGCTCTCAAACCGAGGACTTCAAGGTAATGAAGCGCCAAGGCTTCGATATCGCAGGGGTTGTGGATTTTGCGATCAGCCGAGGCTGGGAAAGAATCGGCAGCCCTGACTGGGCAGCGCTCAAGTGTTTTAAAGGTCATGAAAGAAAGAATGATCTGTTGGGAGCTGTCAAATGATGGACGTTAAAACGCTAGCCCAGCATCTAGCCCCGCATGCTGCGGGTATCTGTCATGAGCTATACCCTGACGGTCGGGTGGAATCAGGGTGCTACAAGATTGGATCAATACAGGGTGAGAAGGGCAGGAGTATGTCTGTCTATCTTAACGGCGACCAGTGCGGTAAGTGGATGGACTTTAGTACTGGCGAGGGAGGCGACCTGCTAGACCTCATTATGTATAGCCAAGGTCTTACCCTAGTCAATGCAATGGATTGGGCGAAGAAGCGCTACGGCATCCGAGACAACACCCCATCCAAAAAAGTTGCTCCGGCGGAAAAAAAGAACTACACCAAACCTCAACCCCCAGTTCGCAATGAGAGCGTTCACCTCCACGGGTATATGGAGAAGCGAGGGTTCAGGGATGTGGGAGAGGTGTGCTTTCGCTGGAAGATATACGAGACCGATGCACGGGGTGGTCAAGACGTTGTGTTTCCCTTCTTCAACACTGAGGGAAAAGAGACATTCCTTAAGACCAAACCGATCAACCATGACGGTAACCCTTCTACCCAGAAAGACCTCAAGCCAATCCTGTTCGGCTGGCAAGCCATGCCCGACGATGCACGAAAGGTCTGGATTACTGAGGGCGAGTGGGATGCCATCGCTTGTGGTGAGTTAGGGTTCCCAGCCTTATCGGTGCCAATGGGCGGGGGTAAGGGCGCCAAGCAGACCAAGTGGATCGCCCATGAATACGAGAACCTCGCACGCTTTGAAGAGATATTGATTGCTACTGACATGGACGAGCAGGGGGAGCTTGCCGCCGCAGAAATTATGTCGAGGCTTGGTGACCGATGCTACAGGGTGAACCTGCCAACCAAAGACATCAATGAGCTGCTGCAAAAGGAAGGCTACGAGCAGGCACGCTGGATGCTGGAGTGCGCCTATCAAGAGGCACGCTGGAAAGACCCAGAGACTTTGCGCTCTGTATTGGACTTTGAAGCGGACATCGATGACTTCTTTGAGAACAAGATGGACGACACGCAGGGCTTTGGTTCTGGCTGGGCGAAGCTGGACGAAGAGGATATCAAGTTCAGACCCAATGAGTTGTGGGGTGTTTGCGGTATCAACGGTCACGGTAAAAGCATGTGGCTCAACCAGCTGTCACTCAATGCTGTAGAGCAGGATCAAAAGGTGCTGATTGCATCGATGGAGATGACGCCCAAGGCAACCATGGGGCGAATGGTTAGGCAGGCTGCTGGATCAGAGCAGCCACCCCAGCCATACCGAAAGAAACTGCTTGAGTGGATGTGCCCCAACCTGTGGCTGTTCGTTGACAAGCTGACCCCCAAGCCTGAAGACCTAATGTCCTGCTTTGAATACGCATATCGACGTTACGGCATCAATGTCTTTGTGGTCGATAGCTTGACCAATATGGTCAGGCAGGATGATTACGAAGGGCAGCAGCGCTTCATTGAGAAGCTGGTCAACTTCAAGCTGTCATTCCCCGTCACCATCTTCATCGTGACCCACGTCCGAAAGGGCGAGTCAGAGTATGCAGCACCCAACAAGTACGACGTTAAGGGCTCGGGCTCTATCACTGACTTGGCAGATGGCTTTATCAGTGTATGGAAGAACAAGAAGAAAGCCGAGCAGATAGAGCAGGCAGAGATGCTGGGCGAAGAGCCGGACGAGATGTACACCAAGCAGTGGGATATGTATCTAGAGGTTCTTAAGAATCGAAACGGTATGTACGAAGGCAAGGTTGGTTTTGAGTTCGATAGCCGGTGCTGTCAGTACCGCGACAGAAAGAACGGCAAGCCAAGGTTTTATATCAATTATTCAAAGGATGCATAGATGGATCAGGAAAAGTTTGCACAAAAAATACGAGAGGCTGGCATTGCAGTGGGCAAGGCAGAGTACGAGCTGTCCAAGGCTGATGCAGATGAAAAGAGAATAGTGGCGCAGTCCATGGTGATGGCTGAGGCGCAGGGCGCCAAGACCAATGCCGCTCAACTCAGAGCTTCGGATGAAGACGGTAACGTGTACGAGGCGCGGTTATCTCGGGGCAGGGCTAAAGGCATGCTGGCAGCGGCTAAGTCAGAGATGCTTGCTGCCGAGGTTGAGTTCAAGGTCTGGCAATCCATGCTCGCCAGTGAGCGTGCAGAGCGGAGAGTTTACGGAACATGAAGGGGCGCGGCGCGAATGCGGCTGATAAGAAGTGGATGGATGACATTACCCAGCTCGGCTGCTGTGTCTGCCATCGTCAGTTCAACGTGTTTACGCCAGCTGAGGTGCATCACATCGACGGTAAGACCAAAGAGGGGGCGCACCTTAAGTCGATACCCCTTTGTTACAACCATCACCGAGGGGGTGAAGACAATGCCAGCTACACCAGCCGTCACCCCTTTAAGAGAAAGTTTGAGAGCAGATACGGCACCCAGCTAGAGCTGCTGGAGTGGACGCAAGGGAGGATCAATGAAATTAACGGAGTTTGACAAGCTACAGCTGACTCCCAAGAGGCAGCGACAACCCAAGGGGCACTACCACTTTGACCCTGAGCCAGTGAAGCCGACGCTTATGCGCCTGTGCGATTGCTTGGCGACGACAGATTGGACCAAGCCCTGTAAATATTGTGTAAGGAGTAAGAGAAAATGAGCATCAATATGGCAACCCCCGCGCAGTGGGACGCAGTTAACAAGCCTAAGCACTACAAAAAGAGTGAGGAAGCCATCGAGTGTATCGATGCAATCAAAAGTTCAATGGACAGTGATCAATGGAAGGGCTATCTAAAGGGCAATGTCCAGAAGTACGTCTGGCGCTACGAAGTTCATCCAAACGGGAAGGTACAGAGTCTGGAGAAAGCCAAGGTTTATTTGCAATGGCTGATCGAGGCTGAGAGTTGATCAACGGGCGAGCTAAGGGTCACGCGTTTGAGCGGGAGCTTATCAAGAAATTTCATGATGAGTTCGGTGATTGCGCGTCACACCTAAAGCGTAACCTCGACCAGTACCAGACCTGCGGCAAGGCTGACATTGAGTTTCACAACCTCATGATTGAAGCCAAGCGATACGCCAGCGGGCACTGGTACAAGCCTGAGTGGTGGGAGCAGGCTAAGACATCGGCGGGAGATGATTACATACCAGTGCTCATCTATAAGTACGACCGCCAGCCCATACGCATGGTATTTCCGTTACGGACATTCAAGGAATACTCGTTCAAAACTGTTGAGACAGTCACGGTTGATTGGGAGACAGGCATCTTGCTGATGCGAGAGTTATTGGAGGTTCCCGATGAAGCCAGCAGACTTCAACGCTAAAATTAAATTTGCGGCGAAAAAAACTTACTACCCCCAGTGCCTTAAATACATAGAGGATAACCTAACCCCAGAGTTTCATGATCTGGCAAGGGCAACACTGGTCTACTACCTGCCAAGCAATATTCTCGACCTGCCAAGCAAGGATGAGAGAAGGGCAGCGATAGAAAGCATTCCGCATGACGCAACACCCAGCCACACTAGGCAGCTGGTAGAGCATGGCGTTAAGACGTTGTGGCAGAAGGAGCGCAATGGGATTTCAGGATGATCTAAAGAGGGGCGTTGCTGTTGAGGATGATCTGCTTCGACGGCTGCGTGCCATCTTCCCAAACGCTAAGCGATCAGAGGGGCTGCACCCTCAGTGGGACATAGAGATTCCTGAGCTGGGTAAAACTGTTGAGGTTAAATACGATCCGATGAGCCAGAAGACCGGCAACATTGTGATTGAGTACTACCACAACAAGCCATCGGCATTTAGTGTTTCTATTGCAGACTACTGGGTGATTGATACAGGCAATGGGGAGTATTGGTTTAGCAGGCAGGGGATACTTGAATGCATCCTGAGTGAAGGGTTGGAGCCGGTCTGCTTTACTGGTACTACAGACCGGCATCCAAAGTGGGTCTTTCTTATTCCTAAATGCGTTTTAATTCGATACTCAAACGCAGTGCTAGCAGGGCAACCTTAGGCATAGGTGACGACCGATGCTGCCTTAGCCAGTTCTTCACTGACTCGGGGCTAACCTCAATCAGGTCAGCGACCTGTCTTATAGTCAGGTTATGCTTTTTCATTATCTCAATCAGCTCTTCGTTTGCTTCCGTTCTGTTTTCTTCGCTTTTCATAGGCTTCCTGTCTATCTTTTACGTGGAGAATGGCGCCGCCAAATGCTGCGGCAAATATTGTAAGAGCGACAATAGAGATAAACCACTCTAGATAAATCATCGGTATTCTCCCATATCAACGACGTTGTCGGTCAGGGGTCTGATCCGGCATTCAGTTTCGTACTCCATGTAGTCAGCCAGCCACTCATGGTTGTGGGTTACGCCCCAGAGATCGGTGTTCAGGTCTTCGACCTTGGCGTACTCGACTGCTGCGCGAACGGCGTAAGGGTGCATCTCGGCAAACACTCTGCGCGTGGGTATATCGCAGGATGATATGGCTGAGTGCAGATCGCTTAGGGCTTTGGCTATATGCTCGGTTCGGGTGTCAGCAATGCCAGCTTGGTTTAGTTTCTGTTCAAATAAGAACATAGGTCTTCCTCTCTTTGGTTAGTTCATGCCACGCTACCCGCAGATTGCGTCGCAGAAACTGACAAAAAAGAGACGCCGTCCATAGCGTCGAATCGGTGCTGAAGCCCAGCACAAGTTGGGGGAAACTTCTAAGTACACAAATGGGTTCAAAAATTACTAATTATGTACAGCGTAGATGTGCAGATAAGACACAATCGCTATAAAGCTGCACAGTAGGGTGAGTTGAGCCGCCAAGAGATAATGTCTCACCAGTTCACCTCCGCGTATTCTGTAACCTCGTCGCTGTCACATTCGGGGCAGTGGTAGTAGACGCTGACCCTGTCAACCATCTGGTCGCCATAGGGTTCGCGGTCTATTTCTTTTGAGATACGCAGCTCGTCATAGTCTCCAAAAAACGGGCAGCTTCCACACTTCCATTTATTCATCAGTAATCCTCCACTAGGTCGGTGTAAATCAGTTCCCATGCGGCTTGAATCTCTGACTTGGTGTATTGGTCGATCTGGCTCTCAATTTGGCAGCAAAAGTTAACCAGTGTGTCCATTATTTCGGTGGCAGTCTCAAAGTCCATCCGATAGTACTTGCCCTCGCTATCGGTGGCATGGGGTGAAGATTGATAAATGTCACCACCCCTCTCAAAAGTAAAAGGCATCACGCCACCTCCTTAAACATCTCACGGATCAGGGTAATAGAGGTGCGGTACTTGTCGCGCTTTAGCT